CATCGTGCTCAAATTTAGCGGCGGGATTCTGTGACAAAAACTCTTGTAATGTCATAGTTTTCCCCTCCTGGGAGATTGATCCCGCGCTTTGTGGTGCGGGGTTATTATTTTCAGGCTCCGGCATGAGTAACGCCGCGGCCTGTTGATAATCGGTTTTGAGTCGTGATAATTTTTCTGATAACGCCGACATTTTGACGCGTGCGTCTTTTATGGCGCTTGTTTTTTCTATCTTTTCCGGGGTTGGGATTATGTCGTCGATGAATCCCGCGTCTTTTATTTCGGAGCCGAAAAACCAGCTTTCATCGTCCATCATCTGCTTTATTTCTTTGCGGGATTTCCCGGTTTTCGCGGTGTATGCTTTCCCGAGGAGGTCAGTCAATCCCTCGAATATTTCGGCGGTCTTTCGCATTTCACGGTAATCGCCGACGGCGCCGCCCCAGACATTATGAATCATGAAAACGGCGTTATCCTCGGCCACCACCATGTCCACCGCGGGATTCATGGCGAGGTATGAGGCCATGCTCGCGGCGAGACCCTTGATTGTGGCGAGCACCTGGGCCCCGGGATTGTTCCGTTTGTAATCGCGGATCATGTTATAAATTTCGATGCCGTCGAAAACAAAACCGCCCGGGCTGGCGATATGGATGTCGAGGTCGTCGCCTTTCGCATTGACAAGTTGCTGCCTGATGTCATCCGGCCGCACGTCCCAGCCGATTTCTCCGCTGATATTTATAACTTTCATGGCGCTTTATACCTCACGGGGTAAGAATAGTAAATCATTATTTTAAAAGCAGGCGGCATTTCTGCCGCCGCGCCGGTCGCCGATGCTTCCGGGGTTATTTTTCATTCAACCAACTCCGGCATTCCCGCTCGGTCATGTCGGCGGGTCGTTTATCCCGGCAGTATTCGAGGCGGTTTATCCTGGCGCGTTCCTTCATGGAGTCCCGGCACGCTTCAGTCAGAAAGGCGCAAGGGCTTTTTTCGTCAGCAGATTTTATCCGGTAGAGACAATCCGCGGCGGAAAAGCATTCCGCGGTGGTGTAGTCCTCTTTGTTTGGAGCGGTCATGCACCCGGAAAGGAGGACGATAAAAATTATAATCGCGTATTTCATGAGAAAATCACCCCCCTGAGAAAATAAAGGAGCGTTCCCGCGGCCGCGATGATGAGCGAGAGGATCCACACCCATGATTTCATCTTGATTTTAAACTTCTTTTCGTGGACATCGACATCGACGGTCACGGCATCAACCGGCTTTTTTCTCGTTACCATTTCACCCTCCGAAAATCATATTATAAAAATACCGTGTTTCGCGCTTCAGGTCCATGAGCATATACGAATATAGGGGACCGCCGGATTTCTTCGCCATGTCGCGGATTTTAATGAACTCGGCCATGTCGCGGACCACCTGGCAGCCGATGGACCAGCCGCCTATTTCCGCGGGGTTCCCGAGCGTCGAATGGATATTGATTCCGCTTGCGGGTTCGTCATAAATAACCTGATCGGCTCCGCTGATTTCAAAATCCCGGTCTTTGTCGCGCCAGTAGGGGACGGACGCCACCTGGACAAAAGCCTCGTGGCGCCATGCCTTGTCTTTTGAGCCATGCCAGCCAAGTGCCCAGGCGTTTTTGTGGAAACCCTCGACGAGATGGCATACGCCCTTGACTGATTTTTCGGTCCCGCGTTTCCCGGGGTCGGTGGTGCCCTGGCAGAGAATGGCAACGTCATTTGACGCGGCGAAAATCACGTCGTTGAAAACGTCTTTCCCCTGACTGGAGGGGTTGCGGATTCCTCCCATGTTAAACCGGCCCCATGTGCCGCCGTTGGCGAGGTAGGCGTTTTGAAGGGCCTCGAGGTCAGTCGTTTTCGTGGTGGTAATCATTAGTTATTTCCCAGTTTTCCGCGATATAGAGAAATTGTTCCACGCAAAAAGTGCGGCGTTCGCTGCTGCATTTGGCCTCACAGCGCTCGCAGAATCTGCGGCGGATGTGGTTGTAAGCCTCGGTCCAGTCATGGAAATCATTTTGATTTTCCATTTTTCAGCCATGTAATGGCTTCCCGGATTGCAGGCAAATCCTCGGTGCGGGCGAAAAGTAGTTGTATTTTTTCGTCATATCCTTTAATGAAACGCAGAGCAAAAAAACCAAACAGAAACCCGCCGCCGACCATAACAGCCACAAGGCTGATAAGAATTTTATATATTTCTGGCTGCAATTCATCTCCCTATCCTCCGCACGATATATGATCAAGAACCGATTACCTCGCTTAAACTTTTCCCGGTGAAATTAAGAAACGCGGCGCTCATGCGTTCCGATGCGAGAATTATCTGGATCACCCGCGCCGGTCCTGGGTCATCCTTGACGCGGCGGATGAAATCAAACCAGCGCTCATCTATTGAGGTGCGTGCCATTAGTATGTCCAGTCATACCGGACGGCGCCATCGGCACCGACGGCCATGACATAAAGGTCGATTGCATCAAGGGCAATTATGAATTTATAATCCTTGTTGGTAAAAATCGGGACACCCTCGGACCTTTCGGTCGGCGCAGGGTTCCCTGTCATGCGCGACGTGTAGAGATACATGGACGGACGTTTGTCCATCGGGTACAAATAACCCATGATCTGGTCAAGCGCGACGGGTGTCCATACATCCTTATGGCATACAATTCTTATTGGATCAGGCATTATCTGTGTCCTCCTCTGGGTTTACTGGCTCCACGCTCGCGGGCGCGGAAGGGGTTTCATTCCACGGTGGTTCCGGAAGTTCCTCAAATTGGCGGGCGTTTTTCGTGCGGTTCGCTTTCCCGCTTGACCCGTTGTAATTACGGGCCACGTCATCAAGGGTCTGCGCCCCGAGTTCGACATATGCCCGGTCTGCCTCGGCTGATTTTTGCGGGTCGATATTCGGCATCGGTGCGCCCGCCCATTCGCAGGACAACCATGCGGCGCGAAGGCGGGGATCGTTCCAGCCCGGGCACGTCACGCGGCCAGCGGCTATTTCCTCGGATAACCACATTTCATAAATCGGGTCATTGAAATCGGACGCCATTTCATTCTGCCATATTTGGGCGACGCGATAAATCAGGATGAGCGTTGCGCGGCTGGCTGAATAATTGTTTGAAAATTTCTTGCGGACAACCTCCTCAGACCACCCTACGGACGCGGCGATGGACGAGAAAAAGTTCTTTTCAAACGTGTCATATTGCGGGCCTGGGCTGGTGTCCTGGAGATATTTCAGTTTGTCGCCGCGCCGGAGGTTCCCGATCATGACGGATCCGGGCTGTGTAATCGACGCCTCGGGCATTGCGGAAAAATTCATTATTGGTTCGGTGTCGGCGACGGTCGTCGCCTCGGTGGATTCGTCTGATGCGTATTCACGGACGGCACCGACGGCACGGCCCGCGAGTGGTTGGCTGGCGTCCTGGACATCATTCTCGACGGCTCCGAAAAATGACGATTGATTTATTGCCTTTTGAATTACCGATAATTTAAACCCGGTGAGGTTGTGGATTTCCTGGATGATATGCGACAAGCGGGGATAACCGCGTCCCTGTCCTGCGTATTCCGGGTTGAAACCGTGCAGCATCATTATGCGCCCGGACTTCTCTCCCATGGCGGGGATGGTGGTTTCCTGATATCCCCCGTTTCCGTCATAATACCATATTTTAAACGCGATCTCACGGCCGCCGGCGTCGCGGATAATCCCGTCATCCCCTGGGGCCTGGGTATATGTCGAAGTTGTGGCATATCCGCGTATCTGATTCGGGTCGAGGAAATCTATCTGGAGGGGGTTCGTCAAATCCTTATCGCGGGAATAATACAGGCGGACGAAAATATCATTGTCGCGCTGCTGAAAAAGTTGGTAAAGTCGCTGATTTTGGTAATAGTTATTTATCCTGGCTTTGTGTGACCGTTTCGCATTGGCCCACAGGTGGAATGATTCGGCAATATTCTCGCTCCATTCCTCGGCGGCCTCGGGGGTTATTTTCAGGATTCCCGCGTTCGGGGTTGGTTTCAACTTCAGGCCGGTTTCTACCACGGTGTCCACGATTGATTCCACGAGGGACCGGGCCTCCATGCTGTCATACATGGCATCACGGGCATGCTGGCGGAGGGTAAGGTGATCATGCTGGACGACAAGGCGGGCGGAGGACATGCCCCCGGGGTATTTCGCGCCGTTGCCGTAATCGGTGTTCCCGGGTTGGTTTATGTTCGCGGAAATCCCGGTTCCCATTTGCTGGACGATCACCACGGGCCGGCGAAAATAGGAAAGGATTTTTTTTAACATGGGGTTTTCCTGCGGAGGGCGACAGCGACGAGGCCCATATTATACAGTTCGTTTATCAGGTGGTCCTGTTTTGCCTCGAGCACGTCGATGATGTCCTGCATGTCTTTTAATGATCGGCGGGTGGTGCGCTGACTGCCCTCGCCCGAGTCGAACGCATAGGATTCAACCCCGGACGCGGCCCCCTCGGTAAGCGCGGAATATGCGGCCGCGAGGGCGGCCTGTACCTGGGTGAGTTGCGCCGTGAGGAGTGATTTTTTGATACTTGAATATCCCATAAACCGCTTTATACAATAGGGGGTAAGAATAGTAAATATGTTTTTATTATGCTTTCGGTTTTATCATCCTCCGCGCCGTGGACTTTACCATGTCATCCAAAACCGACCGGTGCGTGATGAGTTGGATTTGGTCCGGCCGCATCTGCGCGGATTTCGCAAGTCCCTTTTTTGTCAACACCTCGCTGTCGAGAAACACGTCGGCCGCGCACATTGCCATAACCCGGCAGTCGAGGGCCTCGTTTCTGCGCCCGGTGGGGTTGTGGAATGAGCCGTCGCGGCGGCGCTCCTCGGCGGTGAGCATTTCAAAATACCGCTCGCTGTAGTTCGCGGGGAAATCGCAAAACCCGGGGCGCTGTGGGTCCACGGGAAGGCGGGCAATTTTAAGATTGTGGTAAATCTGCGTTTTGTAATAGTTCGTGCTGATCTCGTAAAGGGTTATGTCCTCGCTCACCTTGGCCGCACGGTAGCGCCTGAAATTACCCTCGGTGATTTCGTCGCCCTTTTCAGATTTACGCCGCTTGATCGCGGAAAATCCTTTTGACGGAAACGCCGATTGAAACCGGGTACAGAATCGGTACACGATATCGGTGTTGTCGCCGTCTCCGGAGTCGATGAACATGAGCCAGACCGGGAACGCCAGCCCGTCGTTTCGGTGATAGGTGAACCCGGTCTCGCGCAGATACTCGGCAAACTTCTCCCAGGCCCCCCCGTAAGGGTCACGGACTGACCCTTCAAAGCGTCGGTATTCAATCGACGCCGTTCGGTATCCGGCGCCGGTTCCCAAAACCTCGAGCTCGAGGCGGGGCGGATTGTTGGGATCGTTATCACTGCCGCGCTGCACGTCGACCCCCGCCGTCAAATACAACACGCCATCGGGGACGGTTTTCGATTTGTAGGTGCCGCGATTCTCTACGAGGTTTCCCGCTTTCGGGCGGGTTCCCGTCTGCCGATGGGGGCGGCCCATTTTGAGCTGGTCGAAATCCTGTTTTTTTATCGGGTCGTTTTTCGCTTCCTCAAATGCCACCACCATGTCGAACCATGAAAGTTGAAACGAATATAATCCGTTGATATTGAATGAAACCATGTGATCGTATTCCGGAATGGCCGATGGGCGCCACTCGCCGCCGGAGAGCATACGGGGTTTTGATGATTCCTTGATACCCTTCCCGCATTTTTCACATATCAGTTGAATTGATTTTTTATACACGTGTCCGCCCTTGCGCTCCCAGGTCAGGCCGAAGCCGCGGCCCTGCTCGAAGTCCATTATCTGCATGGTTCCACAATAGGGGCACGGCACATGATAAAGCTCCTGGCTGCCCTGCTGGTAGAGTTGGAATATGACAGACGCGTCCTCGGTGGTCGGTGTCGAAAACCAGAATATTTTGGCCTGGCTGTCCCATGCCTGGGTGCGGGCCCGGAGCTGGTTGATGACCGAGCCCTGTTCCCCGAGCGTGATTTTCCAGCGGTCCACCTCATCACCCAAAACGATCCGCTTTGTGGCGCTGGCAAGCTGTGACGGCGAGAGCGCGGAGGCGATGTCAATCACACCCCCCGGAAACGTCTTGCTGTAAGAGGTGTTCCCGGTCCTGCGCGACTGCTTGGCCTCGACTTCCGACTTGAATATTATGCCGGCACTGTTCGCACGGGGTACGATTTCGCGCTCCAGCCATTTCACGGCCATGGTTTCGTCGCTTGTAGCGTAAAGGATTTCCGACGGTACCGCCTCGATGTAATACATGGCCACGGTGTCCGCGGTGAAAGTTTTTCCGGACTGGGCCGGGAACATCATGGATATTTCACGGTAGGGCGATGCCGGGGACAGACACCACATGGGGCGCTTCAGGTAGGGGGCGCGGGTATGGCTGAACTTTGTGCCGCGATACACGCCGGTGCTGACGATTGTTTTCTCCGCGTATTCTACGATTGACGGGTTATGTGTCCGCGTCGGCACCCTGGTTTTGAATCGGTCGTGCCAGTAGTCGCGGGCATAATCATAAGTGGGGTTCATATCCTACCAGTTTTTTATCAACCTGTTT